GAAGAAAGGTGGCAATAGACCCACCTCCAGGGGTCGTCACCTCTATTTTTAAGTCGATGCCACTTTCTATACTATTAATGTAATCGTTTAAAGCTTTTGCGTCAGCAATTCTCATAGTAGCTGCAAAATCTCTTATGAAGTTTCTATCTCTATTCCCGTTTACTTCAACTAATTGTTTTTCCATTTTATACGTTGATGAATTATTAACTAGAACTTTATTTTCTTGTTCTTTTCTAATTTTTTCATCTAACATATCGATATCACCAACTGTTAATTGTTTAAATTTGATATTAGTTTTACTTATTGGTAAAAAGAAATCAAAATATCCTTCTTCATCTGGTTCAACATCTAGTTCAATAGTTTTAAGTTCATTAAGGTTTATTTCGGTATCAAAAGGTTCACCTAATTCATCTAATATTGTTACTGGATACATTTCGCCATAAGCTGTTGCTCTTAACCAAATCATAATAGCATTTCTATCACCTAGTGTTAAATCTTTGTATCTTAAACCTGGTTCTAGTATTTTTCTATTTATCAATATTTCCAAAAATTCACCACTTTGTAACAAGTTTGGACTTGTTAAAATGTTTTCATCCGCTGTTGTCATATACGCAACTTTAATATTAGGTTTTTTGTTCTTATAAAGTTTACCTTTTGACGGTAAAGGAATCACATCAAATGGTGCATTATAATTTGGTTGACTCAACTCAATAATTTGTGGGTTGATATTTGATGGGTTTTGTCCATAATTTTCCATAGTATTTACTGGTGGTTTAGAAGGTGGTATTGGTGTGTTATAATTATCATTATAATTATTTGGTTCAACGTAACCTTGATTCATATTATTTTGTGTGTATTTTTCAGCATTATATTTGTTTTTATCAACACTATACGCTTTATTATATTGTTGTTGATATTTTTCTGCTTCTTCATGACTTTTTCTTAGTTGTTCATCACGAAGTCTCATTAATTCTTCATTTTTATCTTCAGATGATTGTTGAACAACTCTATTGGTTGTTTTTTCTGCTAATCTAGGGTCTTGAACCATACCATTAGTTTCTCGTTGATACATTTGTTGTTGAGTTCTCATTCTCATCATTTCAACAGCATTTGAATGACCATCTACATTATAGTTATTTGGTAATTCTTCATGATTCATTGGAACTGTTTTTGATTGCTCATAAATGTGTTGAGTAACAGCTTTTTTTTCTGATTCATATTGTGAAATTCTTTCAGCTTCAGATAATGTAGCTGTTGTTTGTTTTGTTTCTGTTTTTGGAAATACATTTGGTTTCTTATCCATATTAAAACTTATTTTTAATTGTTATAACTTTAAAAATAAATATAGATGAATAAGTTTTTTTGTAAATAGAATTTGTATAAAATAAAAAACCACCCTTTAAGAGTGGTTTTTGTTTTATTTATTTTCGTATTGTTTTATTAATTCTTGATTCTTAGCAATCATATTTAAACGCTTAACTAGGTTACCCCTATTTTTTTTAGGTTTACCTTCTTTCTTAGCCTTAGCCATGATTTCTTAGAATAATAATATCGCTCTATCGAAACGTAATGTTGCAGTAATTTCAGCAATACCGTCATCATCCATACCTAAGTCACCAAAAGATACGTTTGTTAACATTGTTCCATCTAACAACCATTTCTCAACAACAACCCCAGTTGGGTCAAGTAGTTCTAATTCAACTGGACGTTTGTAACCAACTGCATAACCTTGACGACCAGTAATTGATTCTGAATGTAAACGAACCCATTCCATAATTGCTTGAGATGCAGAAGGACCAATTGGGTCACGGAAAGTAACGTCAATCGATTCCCAAGTAAATCTACCGATTACCCAAGTTGATGTGTTTAAAAACGGGATTTCAACCTCATTCTGTGTGATTGAAGGTCTAGATGCAGTAGATAACCACCATTGTTGGATACCTAAATCTGCTGGGAAAGTTAATAACCAACGATTCTTTTTCTTAGGCTCGTATGGTAAGGGCATTTTCATTAGTAAATCAGCCATAGTCTATTTGTTTTAATATTTTGTTCTTATGTTATTTATAAATATATTAATATTTATTTTTTTACTTATTTTCTTTTCTTTACTAATAAATATAATAATATCTGAAAATATTTTGTTTTTATGAAAAAAATTAGTACATTTGAAATATTATGGGAAAATTAAATATAACAAAAGAAGAATTATTAAATAAATATAATGAAGCTATAAATAATTTAGCTGACGAATGTGATTGGATTACATACATTAGCAGTGAATTAGCTTGTTCAACAATTGTGTTTATTTTACTTGAGAATAAAGTTAATTGTTTTATCCATAGTGATGAATTACACCAACTTTATATTGGACACATTGCTTCTTTAAATTTAAAAGAAGGTGAGTGGCAAGAAAAATATGGTATTCCAGAAATAATTGATATTATATATGGAATTTTAGAAAAAAATGCTGATTAAAATGTAAAACAATTAGCAACACCAGTTTTATCCTTTAAAGGTTTACATTTAAATTTTTTATGTTTGAATTTAGGTGTTTTACCACCTATTTTAATAGTCCCATTACTACCTTCATACATCTTAACCAATTCAAATCTCATTTTAGTTATAATTTTATCTGGTTTTGGTTCTGGGTCTTCACTTTCTTGTGTAAATTCAGCCACAATATTTAATTTAACATATCTAAATCTAGCTGTTTTGTCTTCTAATATTTGTTTAGCTTTTATATTATTTGCATATTTTTTAAAGGTTTCAGCACTAACCACATCCGAACCGTTGTTAGGTATTTCTCTACTTGTGATTTCAGCACCATCAACCAATTCAGAAACAACATTATTAACACTTTCACTTCTTAAATTAGCTAATTTTATATTACCACTTGGGTCATTTTTATCTATTAAACTAGGGAAACGTTCAGCGTCAGTAGAAGACTCTATTTTAACACTAATTATTCTACCACCTTGAGCTTTAACAGAATCAATTGCTTCTTGTATTGCTTTTTTACCGTCTTCTGTTAAATTATAACCTCCAGTATCAAATAAATTATTCATGTTACCAAATTCAAAATCAACTGTATCTTTAATCGTTATTATTTTTTGTTGTTGAACACCTTTAATTGTATCTTGTGAAATATCTGATGATTTTAAAGCATAACCTTGTTTAAGTTTACTATCTAATGATTTTAAAGTATTCGCTGTTACAACATTTAATTTAGCATTATTTTTTTCCTTTTCAGATAATTTATTAAAATTACTTACTATATTATCTGCATTTTTCGCCAACATAGCTGAAGGGTCTTTCATACCCTTTTCCTTCATTATATTAATTAATTCACCTATTTTTGCATCATCTTCTAACGTAGCTTCTATTTGATTAATTGTGTTGGCATCACTTAAAGCTTTTTTAGCTGTTAAATCATTTTGACCAGTTAAATTTAAACCCATTAACATTGCAACCCCTAATACAATTTCTTTCCAACCTTCTTCTAAAAGTTCAGCGTTTTTATTGATGCTTTCAGATAATAATGAATTTTGATTAATTATTATTCTGGTTTGTTCAGATATTATTAATCTATCATATTGTTCTTTAGTTATTTTAATTTTTTTCATAATAAAGTTTTATATTCATAAATATCTTATTTAAACAAAAAAACCCTCGAAAGAGGGTTTTAATGTTTTATTTTGTTTGTTTATTAGATGTTGTCGAATGAAGCACCAGTATTCATAATAACGAACTCTAATTGAATGAACTCTAATGCTCTTGTTGGTTTCAAGAATATTTGACCAGTCAATTGGTTTCTGTCAATATCTTCTGGGTCGTTTGATAAAACAACTCGGAAGTCAACTAAACCTCTTTGAGCTCTAATGTTATCTAAGATTGGGTTAACCAATGCTAAGAATTGATTTCTAACAACTGCATCATTTTGTTCGAATAACAATCTGATAGAAACAGCAGAGATAAGTTTTCTTGCTTGTAACAATAGTCTTCTAACGTTGATTCTGTTAAGTGCAGTATCTTTAACTTGAAGAGTTTTGTTACCCCAGATTTTAATACCGTCTGTTGTGAAAGTTGCGATTGGGTTAATTCTACCTTCGTATAACGTATCTCTTTCAGAAAGAGTAAGTTTTTTACGAGCTTGAATTGCATCCACATCACCTCTTTGTATACCAGCCACAGCAAACCATGGGAAAGCAATGTTATCTGTTAATGCAATGTTTCTAACGACATCTCTTGTTGCTGGCATCCAGATGTAAACATTGTTTTCTGTATCGTCTACTTGAATCCATGGCCAGTATGTACAAGAATAGTTACTATCGTACATTCCGTCTAAGAAATCAACAACTTCTTCAGCTTCCATAACAGTTGTACCGTCACCAGAAGTATCTGGAGTTGTCATGATGTATAATGAATCAGCTCTATCTTCTTCAACCATTTCAATCGTTGCTTCAATTAAATTAGAGTTATCCATATTATCAATACCAGGAGTTGCAAAAATGTTAACGTTTACTGCTTCTGGGTTTTTAAATGTCCAAATAGCTTCTAAGTATGCATAGTAGTCAGAGTTAATACCTAAATCACCATTTGATAATGTTCTATTAACAAACGCACCACTAGTTGTACCTTTAACACCATTTACACCATTTATAATGAAACTATCTAAATTACTTCTTCTTGTTCTGTAAATATCCCATCCATCAAAACCACCATATGGTGCGAATGTAAATTTACGAGAATATAATTTTTCATAATCAGTTCCAATAACACCACTTTCAGTTCTAAATTCATCAGCACCAGTAAAGAAGGTATAAGCAACATTATTAATTGTTGCACCAGTAGCATCAACATCCATGTGGAAACCTTTAGTCATACCAGTCCATGCTAAACCATCTTCATCTTGATATCCTTTAAAATCAAAGAAATCTGAATCAATTCCAATAGTGTTAGATAAACCTAAATAGAATTTACGTTTGTTTTCAAAAGCACCATATTCTGTTTTGTAAGTTAAAATAGGTGTTTTAACTGTAGTATTACTATTTGTTTGGTAATTTCTATGTGGGAAACCAATGAAACCAGCTGGGAACGCATCAGATGTATCAGTTGTGTCATTCATCTCAATCAACACGTATGATGATTTAGAAGGATATTCACCATCTAATGTACCAATTCTTCTAGCAATATAATTGTTTGAAGTTGGGTCCATAGTTACTTTAGAGAATGATTCCAATACTGTTGGTTGAGCATCAGTATCGTAGTAAGCTCTAACTATAACGTCAAATTCTTTAGTATCTAATTTAATGTTTCTAATTGATATTTTAAATTGGTCATTAGCTGCATTACCATCAGATATAGTCCAGAATCTAAATAATTTTAAGATATTGTTACCACGTAACTCAGAAACAACATAAGGTGTTACAGCTGGTGAATATTCATATTTATATTCTTTAAAATCATCACCATAAGTAACTAATGTTTGTCTAATACCTCTAACTTTATCAGCATTTAAGAAATCTTCTAACATTTTATTATAAAATTCCTCAACAAATAAAGCAGCATTACCATCTTGAGCGGTTCTACCTAATACTCTTGGTAGATAATTTTTCTTAGTTTTATCTAAAGATAAAGAATAATTAACTGTACCTTGAACATTAGAAGTACCAGTCAATGCGAAATCAGCTAATGGGTCAGTAAGAGCATCAGTTAAAGCTGTACTAAAAGCAACGTTTGATGCAGCACTCAATTCAAAAGATGGTAATTGTGTATCTGTGTTAATTCCACCTCTAGAACGTAATAACGCTACTAATGTATTTTCAACATCTGAATAACCAGTACCAGCGTAATATGTTGTTACACCACTAGTTGTACCAGTAATAAATGCACCACCACCATTTGTTCCTTTTGAAACAACTGTTAATGTAGTACTTAAACCACTAAATGAAGTACCAGTCTTACGGAAAGTTTGTGGAATACTTACAGTACCACCACTACTTACTATAGATATACTAGCCAATGTATTGTCTAAAAGACCATCAGCAATTAATAGTGTCATTAAAGCGTCATTACTAGTTAAACTTAATAAAGTGTTACCAGATGTTGCTGAATAAGTTATTAAACCAGTTGTATATGTTACTGATGAACCAGTAGTAACCGTTGATTGGTCTACAGCAGCATCTAATGTGATACCCCAAGCTTGACCAGCATCGAAACCAGATAATCCTAAAACTCTTGTTACAAATAATTGGTTAGCTTGTGTTAAATATGATTTAGCAATATATGGTAATTCATATTTTGGTGCGCCAGTGTCTTTTATTTTTGTTGGGTTTTGTCCACCAAAGAAAGACTGGAACTCACCATAGTTGGAAACAAATATAGGTTGGAAAGCTGGACCAATTGTTGTCTCACCAACTAAACCTAATGTTGTAACCCCAACTTGACGTGTTATAAATGTTAAGTCTTTTTCTGATGTGTATACCCCAGGACTTACGAATACTTTTGTTGGCATAGTTTTGTTTTTTTGTTTTTATGTTATTTACTTTATCGTTTTCTTTATTATAAATATTAGGTTTTTTTCAAAAGTAAGTCCAATAAAAAAGATAAATATAATTTAGTGTGAATTTTATCATACTTTTATCATACTTATAGTAAAAAAGCTATATGAAACGAGATAAAAACTTGAAAATAACACCAAAAACACATGAGATACTTAAAAAGTATTGTGAACAAAATGGTTTAAAAATGTTTGCTTTTGTTGAAAAGTTGATTAGAGATAAGTGTCAACCTAAAAAAGGTTTATACGATGAAGATTGACTATAACTCGAATTGGTCTCTTATTTCAATAGGTACATTATCCATTTGTTTAAAATCATGAAATAATAATGGTGTCATCTCGTCAATAAAAAAAGGTATATCTATTAACGCTTCTGTTTCATTATTATATACTCTATACGTTGCAATATAATCATCTATTAAATCACTAGAAGGTCTTAAACAAACATTCGCTTCTAAATCATCTTCAATTATATATGTTGCTGTTAATGTAAATTTTTCCATATTATAATAACGAATAAACCCCTAATTTAGATAACTCAAATTGTCCAGAACCAGTCACACCACCACCACCACCCATGGCTCTACTTGCAAAAAAGTTTAAACCTTGTGTTGTAGCTGGTAAATTTGTTGTTATCTCACCCATAGCAACTGCACCAGTTTCATTATTTACTACCATATATTTAACAGTATTTGAAGCTGGTGCGTTATATAAAGTTACACTATACATAGTAGTTGATGCGGCTCCAGCTGTTCTATTTGCTGGAAAATCAACACCTAAATCAATTTTAGTTGCTGTACCACTTGCATCATTATGTATTATTTGTAAATTAGTATCTGCACCATCATTTCCAACTCCTATCAAGTTAGTTAATGTACTTACTTGTACTAAAGAAACAGTACCATACGCTAAATCAGCAGTTGAACCAGCTAAACCATAAAATTGTTGACATGCACTAGCAAAAGAAGTATCAGATATTCTAAAATCACATATATATCTAAAACCCCCATGAATATACCATAATAACGCAGAACCTCTAGTTCCAGTATATCGACCACCACTAACAGTAGTACTATAATATCTTAAACGAATTTGTTTACTAGCAAAATCTGTTGAAGATACCGATTGAGCTAAGTTAGATGCAGTTGTTGACATTGTTATACCACCAGAAGTGGTTACAGTTGTTGAGTTATTTGAAAATGTTACACCTCTAAAAATTTCTTGGGGTGTAAAAGCTGGTATAAATGTTGTTACTGTATCTGCGGTTATAGATGTTGCGCTTAATGTTGTGGTTATAGAATTTCCAGTAATTATTAAATCACCATTTATTGTTTGTCCAGTTGAAAAATTATTATTAACATTAGTATAAGCGTTATTATTATACTGATTTGAAGTTAAATGATAATATTGACCAGCAGTACCACCTTGCAAACCAGTCAAATCATTATGTTCACCAGCTGAAGGTACATAACCAGAAGGTGAGAAAACTGTAGCAAAAGCTGTTTGTGTCACACCAGTTGTAGCACCCACTAAAACTATAATCCTACCGACTAAAAACGCATGTGATGATATTAATTCTGGTAATTCTGGGTTAGTAGCAGCTTCAGCTTCATTCACTGAATCATATTGAGTAGTTCCATATACTTCATATAAATGGTCATTAGATTCTTGTCCTCTATAATAATAATTAACCAAATATTTACCACCAGTAGCTAATACAATATTGGTACCATTATCGTAATAAGAATTATTCAAAGTATCACCAGTTGTTGTATACGTCCAAGTACCACCACTATGATAATTTTTAAAAAATATATCATCTTGCGAATTGACAGCAGTTAAGGTTTGCCTATAAGAACCATTCCAAGCAATTCCAGATGTTAATGAAACAACACCAGTTGAACCACTCAAACCTAATGTTAAACCACTCTCCCAACCAAAACGTTCAGTCATTATAACTCTATCGTTTAATTTATTAGCTAAACCAGCACCTTGATTACCAAATTCTAAAACATGTATAAAGTTACCTAAACGATATACTATGTATGCTAACACTACATCACTATCATTAACAACACCATCATTATTATAAACATTATAAATAGGTGAACCACCATTATATTCAATAACGATATAGTTAGTGTCATTATCAGTTAACGATGGTATACCACCAGAATTTGTTGTTCCAGCAGCTAAATCATAAACAATTATCGGTTCTATATTATTTGTGTTGTTATATAATGCCACTTTAACAGCTGGTAAGTTAATTTGACCAGTACCAGTTGACGACCAACCAGTTGCACCGCTTATTACGCCAGCAGCGTAATTAGATGATGTAATAATATTAAATGTACCACCAGTGTTATTTTTAAATGATAGTGAACCATTAGCGTAAGTACCACCAGTCACAAAAACATCGGTTGGTAAATTTTGATATGTTGTTGCCGATATTGTGTTTGTTATTAATCCGTTTGTGAAAGTAGTTTCACCAGTTACAGTACCACCAGTAAAATTACTAGCTGGAATAACTTCTAAATTAACTGTATTTGCATCATTTGATATAGTTACTGTACCACCAGTTGATGTTAATGATTTGAATTGTAAATCAGCAGCACTTTTTTGAGCAAATAAACCAGTACCAGCACCTAAGTTTGACGCTGTGTTTATTTCACCACCACCACCAGATAACAAGTTTGTAGAAACACCAGCACCAGCTGCTGTTAAATCTATATAAACACCTCTATTTGAACCACCAGATTCAAAAAATCTTAATCTATTTTGATAAACATCAAATGTTATACTTCCACCACTCAATGAACTATTTGTTTGAGCAGTTGATAATCTAATCTCACCACCTTCATCACCAATTGATTGTGTTGATACCAATGAAAAACCACGAACATCACCAACAGTAGTTGATGAACCACTGATATTTGTATCACCAGTAATTGTAACATTACCATTAACTGTTAATCCAGTCATAGTATAAGAACCATTAAGTGTCTTACTATTTACCCATATGTCTGAACCATTATAAGCACTTAATGTTAATAAATCACCTTGAACTTTATTATTAATCCTTACATCATGTAATTCATCGATTTCCCAACCATTTGAAACTTGAACGAATATAGAACCAACAGAAGCGTGAACTCTAACAACATAACCTATAAGAACTGTATGATAAGGTGCTTGAGGTTTTACAGCTGTATAACCACCAGCATCTGTAGGTGATAACCAAATAGGTGTACCACCACTATAACCAACAGTATTTAAATTATTAACCATACCAAAGGTTGTTACAAACCCTTGTGCACCAGAAGCTATTGATTCAGAAACAACACCTAATGTAGTGACTGAATAACCATCACCAGTCGCTATTGCTCTTTTTATTGCTGGGCGATTACCTTGAGAACCAGAAACATATACAACAGTACCAGCAGTAAGTGTTGTCGCTTCATCATTATAACATAAAGCCATGTTTTCCAAACCAATTTCTATGTCTGAAACACCACCTTTTAAACCTAAAACCAACGTACCATTACCATCATCCCATTGTAATCTACCAGCTGGTAATGTTTGACCAGTATAAGTTGTATTAAAATCTATATAATCAGTGTATATTGTATTTGCTGTTAAACCACTTTGAATAACGGTACCTCCAGTTACTAATAAACTACCATTATAAGTTAAATCACCAGTAACATAAACGTCACCAACAAAATTGGTATCACCAGTTACAGCTAAAGCATAACCATTTGGTAAAGAAGAACCACTAATTTTAACATCACCAAAAAAATTGAAATTACCAGTAACAGTGTCACCAGTTCTAGATATTCTGTCCCAACCTATGGGTAATATTGTGTTTGCAGTTGTTCCAGATGTATAAAGGATTGCGTCAGCTGTATTTAAGGCTACTTCACCTAATAATAAACTACCAGCACTTGGTACTTTACCAGCAACGTTTGAACGTTTTAATAAAAACGTGTTATCTCTGTTCGCCATATGTATGGTTCAAATAAAAATCTCTATATAGAGTTATGTGTAGGTTATGTAACCTCTATAAAATAAATATGCACAATTGTTAAATTGTGCATATTATAATTATGATATTTTTAAAGTAAATCTTTTAGTATGTACCACCATCTAACACATCGTTTTCAGCTAACACTCTTACACCGTTTGGAGAGTTTTTATCATAATTAGTATTTCTAATTATAATATCACCTAATTGTGTAAAGAAGTTTCTATTAGCATTACCAGTTGATGAGGTATATTCTGTGTTTGGACTTAAATTACTATTTGAATAAGATAAACCAATACTTAATGTGGTTGCAGTATTTGAAATACCAGAACCGTCTTGAATAGTCCAACCAGCACCTAATGATGTGGAAGTTGTACTACCAGTTGGGTTATAGTTTAATGTGATATTGTCATCTTCTACATATAATTGAGAAGTAAACGCAGAAATAGATGGCCCAAAAACAGTTAATGAACCTTGAATTACGGCATCACCAGCAACACTTAAACCACCAGTACCAACACTAACAGAACCATCAGAAGGTACACTAAATGCATTTGTTGATGCATCGTATGTAAATCCAGCCTCATCAGTTAATAAACCACCAGTACCAACATAAACAACTCTACCAGATGTTAAATTTGATAATGTTAAACCAGAAACTGTATTGAATGATTGATTAAATGTATTACCACTATTGTCTTTAATTGTAAATGTATTTGTTGTGGGACTATAAGTAAATCCAGTCGTGAATACATCAGTAAATGGTAATGTGTATGTACCATCTGGAATATCTTGGTTATATTTTAAACCAATAACTCCGCTTATGCTATTATTAGATGGTGAGGTTGTA